CATCTAAAAGATAAGGTAAGACAAAATGGAAACAGTCATTAGTACAGTTGTGGCTCTTTGTATGTTTATAGCAGGAGAGTTAAAAGAACATCGTATTCAAGGCTCAATGAGTGATTGCCTTAAAGGAAAGCGTATCGCTGAAAGAGATGCTAATGCAAACATTGATTATAAATGTGGGAAAGTAGAAGCAGAATTAGAAGATAATATAGATGGCTCTAAGGCTATCAAAAGGATTATTAAATGAGTGATAAATTAAAACAATTACATGAAGTTCTAGCAACTGAACTACTAAAGAGAGTAAGTGACCCTGATGCAAAGTCAGCAGATTTAAACGTAGCTAGACAGTTTCTTAAAGATAATAATATAGATGCTGTTCCTACAGAAGATAGTCCTTTACAAAAACTTATAGAAGAACTTCCATTTGATGAAAAAGAAAAACAAGTCGTCAAAAATTAACGATTTTAGAAATTTTTTATACCTAACTTGGAAGCATTTAAGATTACCTGAACCAACACCAGTACAATACGATATAGCTGATTACTTAGCTAATGGTTCAACTAGATGTATCATAAGTGCTTTTAGAGGAGTAGGAAAGAGTTGGATTACAGCTAGTTATGTCTTATGGCGTTTACTATTAGATAACGATTTAAACATACTTGTTGTATCAGCATCAAAGAACAGAGCAGATGATTTTAGTACATTCTGTCTAAGATTGATGTCAGAGATGCCATTGTTAAAACATCTATATCCTAAAGGTGACCAGAGACAATCTAAGATTAGTTTTGATGTGGCCACAGCAGGAGCATCACAACAACCTAGTGTTAAGTCATTAGGCATTACTTCACAGCTTACTGGAAGTAGAGCAGATATTATTATTGCTGATGACGTAGAGACTTCAGGTAATACACAAACTCAATTTATGAGAGATAAGTTGTCTGAAGCTATTAAAGAGTTTGAAGCTATAATTAAACCTAAAGAGAACAGTAGAATTGTATTTTTAGGTACACCACAAGTAGAACAATCAATCTATAACAAGTTACAAGAAAGAGGTTATAGAATTAGATATTGGACTGCTAGATACCCTAATGAGAAACAAATGTTATCTTATGGTTCTAATCTTGCACCAATGATTAATAATACTTGGAAAGATGAAATGGTAGGGAGACCAACAGACCCTACAAGATTTGACGAAAAAGACTTATTAGATAGAGAAGCTAGTTATGGGCGTATTGGTTTTAATATGCAGTATCAGCTAGACAGTTCTTTATCTGACTTAAATAGATACCCATTAAAATTATCAGACTTGTCAGTTATGACATTAAATCCTGATGATGCACCTGAAAAGGTAGTATGGGCTTCTAGTCCTGAACTTAAACATAATGATATACCATGTGTAGGACTTCAGGGTGATGCTTATTTTAGACCAATGCAAGTACAAGGTAATTATTTACCTTATACTGGAATTGTAATGTCTATTGACCCTAGTGGTAAAGGAAAAGATGAAACAAGTTATGCTGTCACTAAATTTCTTAATGGTAATATCTATCTTGCTGATATTGGGGGTTTCAATAGCGGTTATAGTGAACATACTTTATCCAAATTGGTGGAAGTAGCTAAGAAGCATAAAGTTAGAAAGATATTGATTGAGGAGAACTTCGGTCAAGGTATGTTTAGTGAATTACTCAAACCATACCTAATAAGGCAATATCCGTGTACTACAGAGCCTATTAGACAGCAATCTAACAAGCATAGGCGTATATTAGACACTCTAGAGCCTATTATAGCCCAACATAGGCTTATAGTCTGTCCTACGGTAATACGTAAGGATTATGAGGAAACTAACGCTATGTATCCTGCTGAGACAGCTTTAAGATACCAGTTGTTCTATCAAATTAGTAGACTTCAAAAAGGTGCTAATACTTTAACCCATGATGACAGAATAGATGCCCTGCAGATGTCTTGTTATTATTGGATACAGCAGTTGGCCAAAGACCAAGATTTAGCTTTTAAAGATAGAAAAGAAGAACAGTTCAGAATAGAAGTAGAGAAGTACTTTGGTGAACCTGAACCTCAAACATGGATTAAGATATAAGTTTTAACTATAATGACTTGTTTTTGCACTTTTATAAGATAATCCAATTAAGTGCCACTATAGGGAATAACCTTATAGTTTAATCTATAGTTACCTTTGTAAAAGAGAAAAATAGAGATAAATATAAATCAATAACAAGTAAGTTATAATTAAAACAGATAGTTAAACCTATGGTAAACAAAGTGATATACTTAAAGAGTGTCTTTAAAGGTCTAAAGCCTAACAAGAAAGTTACTAAACTTATTGATGATGCTATTATTAAAAGTGAAGTACTTGCACCTGTTAAAAAGAAGAAGTCTATATCAGATAGTCGTAAGTTTATTTTAGATAATACTGAGGATTTTCTAGGGTATGCTGTTGATTATGCACTACAAGATAAGTTTAGTGATACCGTATGGTCACCAGAGGAATAATTTGGTATAAAAATCTGACAACCTTATCGTAGTACACATTTTACAAAAGTCCCCATAGGCCTACTCTTAAAATTTACAAGAGGTGTATGGGTACTATCTACAGCAAATGCAACATGTGTTGCACAAAACATAAATAAAAACCTTATGGAATAACAAAAAGCACTAGTCTCTTGAACTAATCAGATGGATTTTTAGTGGATTTTATAGTTTGGAATGATTTTAATTTGCAAATCTTACAAATAAATAATTTGCTTTCATCTCTCTCATTATCTGTTTTGAAACTTTAAATCTACTTGAAGTATTACTTTAGTTTAACTTTTAACTTTAGGTAAATCCTCAAAAGACTTTTCTAATTTTTGAATATTTTGTTCGTACATTGGGTCTTGCTTATAACCTTCTACGAGACTAAAAGGTATAATACATACAAACTTAGCCCACTTAATATTATTTTTCTTAGGTATTGTATAAATTATTTTTCTAGTTCTAGGGTGTATTAAAGTATAATGATTTTCAGCACACACAATCATACCATACGCAGGGTCTTCTTCATGTGGGTAAATCATTACTAATCTATTTAAACACTGATTGTTGACACAAGTTTCATCATGTATATCTTTACCAGTAAAAACATAAACAAAACCTGAGTAACAAGTACCACTTACATTAAGATAACCAAACACAGGTGACCATCTATCTATTAAACCAGTAGTAACAGGTACAGATGTTGGTTGTGAAAAGTTAAGTAATTTAATTTTAGTTTCATCTACAATTTGACCAAGAATAGGCATGGGTGAAACACCATCAACTTCATATTTTTTAGTTAATTGGTTTTGATATGCTTTTTTTATTTTATAATAATTATCAAGAGTAATATTTTGTTGATGTAATGCTCTATACAATACATTCTTATCAATACCTGCTTTTTCTATTATTTCTTTTTGAGAATATTCTTTTACTAAGTCTTTAATAAATTCAGAAAATTCTTCTAAAGACGTAGGTGATTTGCTCATAAATTCAGCTAATACCTTATCGTTTATCATAAATCTATCCTTTAAAAAATATTATATTAATTTTAATTTTATATCAATAATTATTTTTATAAAAGAGTTGCAGTCTCATATAAAATGTGCATAAGATTTATTCACTGATTTGCGAGAATTAATCTTATATATCAGTAGAAAAGGATAGATAAATATGAGTATATATATAATAGAAACACCATCAAACAAATTGATGTGTAAATGTAAGTTCCTTCATTCAATACAATTACATAAGTCTAAGGATTTATCTGATGAAATGAAGAAACAAGTAAAAAAGCTAAGAGTTGGGGAAGCTATTCAGTTTCCCAACGGTTACAAAGTTAAGCATTTGTCTGACCAAACGGTTGACAATATGTTTACATATATAAAGAGAAGTAACATCATTAAGGGTAGTAACAATGATAGTAACAGTTCCAGTCTATGAAGATTGGGGTCACGCTTTAGATAAACTAGAAAAACCTAAGTTAGCGAAAGCCTTAGAGAATACTAGAGATAAACTAAAGCCTAGTGAACCCAAAGCGGAAATACTGGTAATACAGCAACCTGAAGACATAATTTAGGTTGTTGCAGTTGCAATTTAGCACAATGGCAAAAGCTAGATATACAATGTTTTACCCAGTTAAATTTAATTTGTAGTGTTCTATTGATGTTCTATTGAATAATGATATTTATAGGCTATCTATTTAAAAAATCTAAATGTTGTAAGTTGATAACATCAAACACAATATGTAGTAGATATAGGGTAGTGCAGTCATTAGTAGTTGCATTACTGCAAGTTAGGAGATAAAGTTTATGAAGTTAGGAAATAAAATAATAATGATGTTAGCTTACAGCTTTTGTTATGTTTGGCATAAAGTTCGTTGTAGAACTTTTAGACGGATAGACGATTTTAATTATCACGTCTTTGCCATTGACGCTAACCCACAGTTACCTTTTTATAAAAAGATTGTTGAGATTAATAACATCTTTGAAAAAACCGTATCTGTAAAAATCGCAGATGTCTGCATTAGGTTTTCAATAGATAAAACATTGAAACACTCTGATGTAGTCGTTGAAGAAATACCTGAGTGGGCAGTCAAGAGAGCATTAACAAAATCTAACGAGCAACATCACAAAGCAACAGTTCATACATTGAACAGAGAGGGAAGTGATGTCAAAAGAAGCAGTCGTAGGTAACTTAACTTTTGATAGGGAGTTTCTTGCTAAAGTAAAAGCTGTAGAAACTGCTAGAAGAAAAACGCTACATACAAATGGTGTACCAATGCACTACATGTTAGCGTTTAAAATAATATGTATACTTGATGAGGAAGATTTATCTATTGAAAATATATCTGTAAAGTACAGAGATATATTTGGTAGAGGTATCAATGCTTCATCATTATCAAGAACACTTTTATATTTATCGGAAAAACCTAAAGGTGGAGTGTTAGGATTAATCACTTATGTTGATAATCCATTCACACCTACAGATGGTAGATTTAAAGGTGTTGGTTTAACTGCAAGTGGTATCAGATTAAAAAAGATATTGTTAGGCCAAAGTATTACACCTGCAACTGAACATGTTAAATCAAAAATAAGGAGTGTTAGATAATGGAAATACCTAAAGGTATATATCGTAGAGGTGACAGTCTACAAGTACTTACAAGAAAAAGAATTAAAGG